TTCATTAAATGTAAAGTGATGCATTACTAATTGAAGAATAAGAGATAAATTAGTATCTGATAAATCTTCTGTAATTTTAGGTAAATCAGAAAATAATTCTTCTTTTAATGAAGGTTCTAAATCTTCCCATCCTATTGTTGCTTTTATTCTAAAATCTTTTGCTTTATATTTTGTGTTGTTTTTCTTGTATGCTGGGTGTAAAATTAAAGACCAATAGTTTACTGTTGTGCCTCCTTTGTTTCCAATTGGAAAATCAAAGGGATTTTGTACTGAAAAATCATCATTATTTTTCCAAAAAGAAAACATTGTATCATAATCACCACCAGAAAAAGCATTTATAGAATCAAAATGAAGTTCTAAAACAACTTCTACGGCTCTTTCTGCTGTAACAGGATTTGTACCAGCTAGTTTATATTCTATACCAATTATACCACAATTAGTACCTTTTGGCGTACCAAGAATATTAGAATCATCAGAAATACCATAATATTCTGTTGATTTTTTAAATAAAAATTCAAATTCTTTTTGCTCTTTTCCAGTACCTTGTATTCTATATAATCTTATTTTTGGTACTAATGCAGCATGTTGATGAGATTGAAGTTTAGAAAAAGAAGTGGTTTCCGATCTTCCATTCAACTTTGCAATACTAACTGGTAAAGAATCTTCGGTTGTATCAAGTTTATATATATTTGTATATGTAAACTTAGTTGCTGGATCGTCTGATGTATTTATTTTTTCAATTATATCTTCTAAATAAGAACTTAAAAATTCTTGATTATTAAATCCAATTTGTTCATTTGTTGCTGTCATTATCTTGTCATAGCTCCTAGAACATCAATTAAAGGAAGTGGTATGGATATTTGTTCACCAAGCTCTATTGTTGATTCTATTGGTTTTTTGTTATACCAAGCAATGACCCACCAATATTTTGGATCTCCATAGAATTCATTAGCTAATTTCCAATATCTATCATTAGATTTCCATGTGTATCGTACAGTAGTAAACGTCTTTATTTCTTCAACTGTTGGATATCTTAAGTTTGTTGTAGTATAATGGGTTATAGATTTTTTTAATCTATTCTCAATAATTTCTTTTAAATTTAAGTTGTTTATATCAGTTATTATTTTTTTATTTTTATTGTATCTTGTTGCCATTTTATTGACCTTCACTCATCAAAACTTTTTCAGATTCTGCTTTTTTTTCTTCGTCTGTTAACTTATTATCTAAATTTGAATCACGTTCAAAATCTTCTTTTTTATTTTGTTCGTGGTAATGAGTTGCAAAATTATAAAAATATCTATCTGTTAAAATATTATTATCTTGTGATTGTGCAAGTTGTTCATTTAAAACTGTAAATGTTAAATTTATATCAAATATTTTTGGATAAAATGGGGTTAATCCACTGGATTCATAGACTTGAACTTTATTTATATCCATAACTGGATTGGCAGAAAAAGATGTAATATAACACAGTACGCCTCTTCCTATTGTATTTTCACCAGCCATTATAAGATTGCCATACCTAACCCTAAACAAAGGTGGAGACAACATAATTTGTGAGCTATTATATCTTGGATATAAAGTTTTCTTTAAATGGTCTACAATATGCAAAAGCTCGTTACCATCTAAGTTAATAAAACTTCCAGCCCCAGCACTTTTTTGTCTTGCTTGAAAGGCAATAGTCATTGTTCTACCCATTCTTTTAAAGTTTGATACAGGGTCCATTCTTCCGAAAACTGGTTGTTCATTCCAATCTGGTGTGAGATTTTCAGTAATCTTTATATTATAAGGAAGAAATAAAAATTCAACATTATATGTTAAACTTTTAATAATCAAAAGGGCTTCTTTTTCGTCATCTTTACTTAAACTATTTATTTGCGGATATTGTTCCATTTATTTTTCCTTATCGTAGTTTGGATGCTGGATCTAATGTAGCTGGAGAAGTTAAGCTATTGATTGTTTGTTTGTTAACAACTTTAGAAACCAAGTCTTTAACTCTATCCGCTCCAATATGTACTTCAACGGTAGTATTATTAGGATAAGAAGGTATTGTTTGTTGTTGGTTAATGTTATTAGAAATAATTTTCATAGTGTTCATTGTTTTTTCTATACCTATATTTGATATTATTTTACCTGTATCTTCAAGAGTTTTAAGATTTTGGGTTCTCAACATTCCTCCATTACTTGCAATTGGTAAAGATGAATTATTAAGTCTAGCTAAAGAATTGCTAGCTTTTTCTATCTCTGTTGTTGTCATTTTAGAGGAAATACCTATATTATTAAAGGTATTTGGTAATTCTTTTAATGTATCAAATAATATTGGAGAATGTGGTTTTAATAGAGCATCGTGTAATTTATAAAGACCATAAACTATACCACCAATAGTAGCAGCAACAGGATTAAGAACAGTAGCAAGTGCGCCAGCTGCTGTTGCTGTCTGTAAGAAAAAAGTTCCAACAGGATTATCAATCATTTCAAGAACTTGAGAAGTAATATCAGATAGAGTTTCAACTATTGGTGCCATAGTTACAGCAAGATTAGCAAATATAAGTTCTAATTTTTTTTGTACTGGTATAGATTTTTCTATTGCTTTATCAAGTCTTTCTTGTGTTGCTAATCTTTCGGCATCAGCTTTAATTGATTTTTCTCTTTCTGCGTTAGACATTGAAAGAACACGGGTTGCCTCTTCAATAGATCTAAACCCAGCAGCATCTGCAATCATTCTTTTTTCAAAAAAACTCATTTCATTAAATGATACACCAGCTTCATCCATTCTTCTTCTTAATAAATCAATAGCTTTTGCTGGATCTTCTGCTGATGCCTCTAACAACTCCATTGTATTAATAAAATTACCTCCCAATGCAGCATTTAGTTTTCCAGCAGCCGTTGCAGCACCTTCAAATGTTAAATATTTTTCTGTGACAGATATTAAATCTCCAACCGCTACACCAGTTGCTTTGGATTGTATTTCAAGATTTTTAAATACATTGATCATATTTTTACCATATCCGGCCAATTTATCAGAAGCTTGAGCAAAATCTTGTGATATTTGTTGTGGACTTTTACCAATAGCAACACCAAGCATAGCCATTTGATTAATTGTTTTACTAGATTGAATATCTGATTGACCCATTATTTGTGATAATGTACCAATTTGTTTGGCAGATTCAGATGATGCAATTCCTAATTGTTCTAGTTTTCCTACATTTCTAACTAATACATCTTGTGTAGATTTGCTCAAACTATTAAAAGTATTAAGGTTGTTGAACAATCCTTCAATTGCTTTTCCAGCTTCTGCGAATGAAATACCAAATCTCAATGATCCTCTTGCAGTATCGCTAAGAAGACCATTTAACGCACCCGCAGCACCAGTAGCTTTATTTAATTGAGAAGAAGCGATATCATATTGCTTGAATGCTTCTTGGGATAATTTTTTTATCTCTAGTGCAAAAGAAAAGCTAGCATTTTTTGCCATACTACCCAAAGCTTGCATTCCCGTTCCAGTTTTGCCCGCTTCCTTTCCAAAACCTTCAAAAACTGTTTTAGGATCGGAAAGTATTTTAAATATTAAAGAATCTTTATCTGATTCATTAATACCAAGAAGATTAGCTAAAACCTTGCCTTGATTTAAAGATGCCTTTCTTATATTATCTAATTCTGTTTTTAAATTTTTAACATTTTCAGCTCTTTTCTTTTCATCATCAACTATTGTTTTTATTAATTGTACTTGTTTTTCTAAATCTTTATTAATTTGTTCTTGTTGTGCTGCTATTATTTGTAAGTCTTGTGGATTTGTTGTTAATTTTTTAAGGTCTTCTAGAAGAGCTTTTTGTTCTACTAATGATTCAGCTTCTTTATTGGCTATTTTTTCTTTTAAATTTGCTTGTTTTTGTAAAAGTTCTTCATTTTCTCTTTCTAATTCCAGCATTTTTTGTGTAATTTCAAGCTGTTTTTGCAACTCGTCTATTGTTGGTTTAATAGCCATTTATATTTTACCTCTTACTTAAAAACGCCAGCTTCACGCTAATAAAGTTTTAAATTATGAATAAATAATAAAACTTTAAAATAAATAGTGTTAAAAACAAATATAAGGGCTTTCGCCCTTATATTACTTTTGTTTTGTAGCTTTCTCCATAGCTTCTGCTTCATCTTTGATTTGTTTAACTAACCTTTCAAAGAACCACATTCGCAAACCAACTGGAAGGTTATATGCTTCTATGAATGACCATCCACCATGATATTTTAAAAGGAAAAACTGTTCATATACTTGTTGTTGATAACTATCACTTAGGCCAAAAAAAGTCCGCTGTAAACGGAACCTCCAATCTTGCCCCGTATGAACAAGCTTTACAAACAAAATCGTGTGATAAATCTACATTTGGTGTTATTTTTTGGTATACTTCTCTAATAAATTTAGAATCTTTTGCTGGCAATAATCCAACGGCTTGGTCTAATATATTTGAATCAGAAATATTATTAATTGATTTAATCATCAATCTTAATTGAAGAACAAAATTTATGTCTGGATCTTTATTAGCAAGTTGTGCTTCTCTTATTTTATTTGTAATAAACATTTCATCTTTACCAGTTAATAATTTTAATTCTACTGGAGTGTTTAAAATTGGTAATGTAGCAATAAATGTTTTATTTTCTGTTATCTGAAAGCCAAGCAAGCTCAATTCTTCTTGTGATAAAATTTGTTTAACATTATAAGAATTTAAATCAAACGTATATTTTTGTATTGTTTCACAAGAAGGGCAAGTAATCTTTGTTTGATAATCTGCGCCATAAGCTGTTCTACGAGCAGCAATTACAATCGCATTTTTATCTCCAACCAACAAACTGTCGGATGTTATGGATTTATCAACAATTAGATCTTGAATTACTTTTTCAAGAGCTGTTCCTTTTTTTAATAAAGATACGTTTGTTAATGTATCTTCGTCTTTCGCTGTCATATATCTAATTTCTATTGTTTCTTTACCATGTAATGGATGATTTTCTGGATAGAAGTATCCTTTTGATGGTAAATCAACATATTCTGTTGGCACGACAAAGTTTAATCCTAGCGTACCTGCTATGTCTGATTGTTGGGGTTGTTTTGAATCTAACCCTAGTCTATCTAGGTTATTTCTCATATATCACTCTTTGTTATTATTCAGTTTCAAATTGCACTGAGTTGTCTGCATTTGCAACACCAGCCCCGGCAATATCCGTATTAATATTAGATTGTATTGGTGTTGTTTGGGATTGATTAACAATTGATGTTGGTGTAGTTTGATTTTGTGTAGCTACTGGTGATGGTATATTAGATGTTGTATTTTCTTCATTTGTACACCATTCTGGTATTACAGTTAAAGTAATATTATTTATATCATCTGATGCATATTCAAAAGAACCAAAATCTATCTTGCTGATACGAGGGTATATGATTGTAAAATATAATTCTGGATCATAACCATCAAATTTAACAAGTTTTTTAATTTTAATACTTTGACAAAATACTGGTAAATCGATAACTCTTGTTCTATTACGTTGTTGAATCAAATTTCTATTTAAATAATTAAATAAATGTTTTGTTATTGACCGTGATGCATCTGCTGGTTGTCCTTGCGAATTTATTGATGCATAATCGTGCAAAACAATCTGTATTGGTTCCCAATGAATTGAACCATTTTGAAAGTAATGAACATGCTGGTTTGCATACCCTCTTTCAAAATCTATATTAATACTTGGAGCAGAAATACTTTTAACTGAAACAGATATAATATTTCCAATAGTAGGTGCTTCTGGGCCAAAAACAAAATCACACAAAAACCTACTTTTTAATATTGGTTCATTTTTATCAGAATTTTGTACCCAAAACATTAATTACTCCATAATATTAAGGAATATCTGTATTTGGATTGGTAACATTCGAATCAAATACACCAGCTTGTAAATCTGCCCAATCATAACGAAATGTAAATGTAATTTCATTAATTTCATCTGCTGCATAATCAAGATTACCAAGATTTATATCTTTTATCCAAGCATTGTTTAATGTCCAAGTTTCTACTGCTTCACCGAGATCATTTACTTGTTTAATTTTAATTTGATTAAATGGCGTCGTTGCTTTTGATTTTGATAAAGTCTCTAATAAAGCAACGTTTCCACCAGAACCAACGGCTGTTGCAGCATTTTTTGGAGATTGATAGCCAGAACGTAATAAAAGTTTATACACATTTCTTGCAACATCAACTGGTGGTGCTTGAATTGTATTTGAAATACCATCACCCTTTGCGCCAAAACCGGCTGGATCTATAACAGTAGCTGTAATTGTCTTCCATGTAACTTTACCGGGATAGTAAAATTTATGTCCCAAAAAGTCATGAGAGGTTTCTGATATTTCAAACGATGGCTTATCACATTTTTTAGCGATGAAGCTTGGCAAACCTTCATTTGCAAGACCAAAATCAATCAAAAACTTAAACTTTCTTTTTGGCTCTAATGAAGCCTCGTTCCAGAATGCCATTTATATTCCTCCAACCTTTTATATATTAAATAGTATTAATCGTTAAATGATGCACCAGAATCTGTGATTGTGAAATCAATTGCAATAAACTCGATTGCTCTTGCTGGCTTCAAGAAAATCTTAGCATATAAGATATTTCTATCAATCAAGTCTGGTGTTGTAGTTGTCTTATCAAGTATTACACGATAATCAGTCAAGCCTAATCTTGATTGAACAGAACCAAGGAATGGATTTACTTGACCAAGAAAACGATTCCAAGTTGCTTCTACGTTTTGATCGAATATAAGTCTTGCAGCTATTCTTGATATCTCACGCTTGACGAAGATCATCATTCTACGAACATTGATTCTATCAAGAGCAGATGGTGTAACTTGTAAAGTCTTTTGTCCATAGATTACAACACCTTCTGCTGGGAAGTAAGCTATTGGATTAATGTTAGCTTCGTATAGTGTATCTCTTTCTTTTGATGAAAGCTTCTGTGTTACGCCTAGAACTGGAATGCCACCACGTCCTTCTGATAAACCACCTCTGGTGAAACCAGCTGGTGCAAACCAAAGCTCTTGCGTTGATTGACCATATGATATAGCACCCAAAGCTACTACGGAAGGTGGTACAAAAATAGCTCTATTGTTATCTGTTCTAACTTGTACCCAAGGATAATATGTAGCACCATAGCTTGAATTGATGCCTCTATCTTTAATTCCTTGTGCGGCCTGTGTTACGTTACCAGTGTATCTTCCAGTTTTGGTTGCTACTGTACCTTCTGATTCTGGTTTGTAGACATTTGGAAGATCAATAATGGCTAATGCATCTGCTCTTGTTTCACAAGTTGCAACAAGATGATTTGTTAAATCTGTATTAGTAAGACCGGGAATAGCAACTATGTCAGTTACTAAAGTCTCTGGATCGGCTACTGTATCGATTGCACGCTTATATGTGTAATAAACATGATCCTCTCTCTCGCTTGTTGATGTAATTGATGTATTTCTTAGTGGCTCTGATTCAGTTACATCGAAACCATCGAAACCATTGTATAATGGCATTGTGAAAGAATCATAGCCAGCAGAGAGGATTGCTCTGTATCCAGCAGTTGCACCAGAACCAGTAGAGGCTACAGCGGTTATAGAAGTGCCAAGAGCGCGTGAACCAGCATTATATACAGCACCAGTTCCACCAGCTGCTGAACCGGATACATCATCTAGTGAAAATACAAATGACCACTCACCATAAGCCTCTGTACCCCAATCATAACCATCATCTGCAACTGCGCTTGGTGCTGCTCTTGTAAGATCTAGATAGGTTGAATCAAATATTGTTTTGGCAACCTTTTGTCCTGTTGTAATACCAAAGTAAGCTTGTGTTGGATCTGTTAATCCACCATCAGAAGCTGAAACACGTAATGGAATACTTGGGAATACAATTGAAGCTGTAATGCTAGCAGAACATACAAGGAACTTGCTTGCATCTGGTGTTCTTACTTTTCCATATGTAACTGGTGCTGCTGGGGCTTGTGAAGCACTAACACCAGTTACAGAACTTGAAATTACAAAGCTCTTAAAGCGTGGAGGACCAAAGAAACCGAATGGCAGGTATGTTGGATCAACGTTACCGGCGTCTACATCATCAACCATTTCAATACGGATGTATTTAGAAACATTTGTGTATGTACCATATTCTTTTAATCTCTTTTCTGTTTCATCCCAATCAACAAACTTATCACCAACACGACGAGCGATGTAGTCTGGTGAAGCTGGATTGAGATTTACGTTTGCAAATCTTTCAAGGAATACTGGACGGTTATCTTTATCGCTTGCAAGACGTACATCAAGAGTAAATGTACCGTAGCTCTCATAATCATTAACTGGTGCTTTAACTTCAGAAATTGAGATCTTGTAGTTCTTTTGTTCGTACTCACCGCTATCTAGTGTAACAACACGGAATAGTTTTTGTTGTGCTGATGGTACGAAAGAGCCAGTGTTGTTTGTAAGGTCTTGACCTATAATCCAACCAGTTTTTGCTGGGCGTGCAGCAGCGCGGAATTTATGAAGTGATAATTGGGCATTAGAAGTAGCAACAAGAGGAGCTATAAAAGCATGAGTATTAGCAGTAGCTAAATCATAACCACCAACTGAGAATACTTCTTCTACGCTTCTTTCAAAAGTTTCACCAACCCAATAGTGTTCAAGATTATTGGTTGTTGTAATATCACTATTAGTAAGAATTGGATTAGTATTAAATACTTTTCTAATGTACTTATCAGAATCTGGATTGAAGTTGAAGTTAGAAGTATAAGTGCTACTTGGGCCTGTTACAACTGCTCTAAATTCACCATATGGATTGGTTGATTGAATAACAACGTTTGTACCAGATAATTCAGAACCACCGGCTACTGTACCAGTAAGAACTACTGAACCTTGTTGCAGGTAGAACACAGCAGCAAGAGTACCAGTTACGGCAGTTGTTGGCGATGAAGCAGATGGCATAATGAATAGGCCATATGCACCACCAGCAGCGTCAGTTGTACCAACGGCATTTGTTGTTTCCCAACCAGCCTTACCAGCATCAGTTGCCTGTTCGTGTTGAGTTCCAAGTAAACGAATTACATTTAAAGCTGGTGTGTTACGAAGCCAAGCTTGTGCTGCGTATGCTGCATATGTTGGGCCTACATAGTTACCATCACGCCATACATCATCACCAGAATTGCCGGGTATTGGTTTACCAAATACTTCTAAAAATTGTGAACGTGAAGTAATGTATACTGGACGCATTGCTGGTCCTTTTTCAAATCTACCAATAATCGTTGGACCGACTTGATTTGATACTGCTGGTAATTGTGAATTATCGATCTCATTAACGAAAACACCGGGAGATACGAATCTGAATGATGAAGCTGCCATATTGCTTAAACTCCTGCTTGATGATTTAAATAATCATTAATAAATAGTATTATCTATCTGAAACGGCCCTAATCGTTGTAATATGTTTTGTTTTTACTTGTTGATAAGAAATCTGGTATGTCTCCATAGATAACTCTTTCTCTTGGTATTTTAACTTCAACTGCATTCTCTCTTATGACAACTTTAGGATTTTGTTGATTTTTATCTTGACCAATAAGATATCCATTAACCTCAACAGTTATTGTAGCACCATAAGTCTTTCTTTCTTCTGCTAGATTGTTAGCATTATTATTAAATGCAAAATCTCCCTTTATGAAAGCATCATACTTATGTCCTTCATGTTGAAGTTGAAAATATCTTGTGTTTCCATTATTTGTAAAGAATGGTTGTGTCAATTCATTTAATTGTTGCTGATAATCAGTTCTAACGTTTACTTGGTAAGATACGACAACATATATAGGAATTGGTATTGTTACTGTTTGATATACAATTTTATTTGATCTTTGTTCTCTAGTTCTATTATCATAAAGCGGATAAACTCTATTATCACGGACAGTAGTAGCATTATTGCGATCACCAACTTGTGATTTCCTAGCATCTGCTGTTTTAAAATTTGATGTTTTGGTTTGATTAATTGTAGTAGTAACAGTAATTGTTCCACCTTTTTCATCGTTTACTGGACGTAAGTTAGCTGGCATTGTACCAGTTCTATTAGGATCTTTTACAATAGAAGACCGTTGAACAGTTATAAGAGGAAGTTTTATTAAGCCAGAACTATCTCTTATATCTTTATCTGATTTTAATTGATATGCTCTTTCAGCTGACAACCAAACAACTGGTGTTCTTTTCCATCCTTCATTTGTAGTTGAGAAAAGATCTAAATCTTTTGTTAACCAATCATAGAATGCTGCGTCAATGGTTTCGATTGTTGATGGATCGTATTGTATTTCTTTCTTTTCCATATTATCCTACAAATATATTGAATGGAACCTTAGATTCAATCTTTTGAAGATTTTCTGAATCATTGGCTGTTTGTTCGGCAAGCTTACTATAAGTGATTTTATCAAGCATTGTTTTCAGTTCTTCTCTCAACTTCTCTTGTTGTTCTTTGCCCTCTGCAATCAAAGCAGAACCATTAAGAGTAACAGATTCACCGGGAATTGGTATAGTTGCAAACTTAGAACGTATTTGTCCTAGTATCTCTTTGCAAAGAGCCAAGCAGAATCTTCTAATCCATTGCTTACCAATAGAGTTAATATTCTCATATGGTAAGTTTG